CTCGGAAGAGCTGATCGATCAGCTTGTTTTCAAGATAATTACTGAGTGCGGCCATCAGGCTTGTATCCTCTGGTTGCGTTCGAGTTTTGCCAGCTTGGTCTTCATCTCTGTCAGTTCTGCGATGAGTTGCGGGTTGGCGTTGGATTGCGTGACGACCAGCGCCCGCATCTCGGCTTTGAGTTCAGCAATGGCTTGGACGATGGCTTCGTTATTGCCCCCGCGCAGGGCGTCGCGGGTTTCGTCTGCGGTCATCACCTGGGCGGGGCGCTCGAAGCGGACGATCTCCGGGCCTTGTTCACCCACCAGGGCGAGACCTGCTTGGGCATAGCCGCCCTTGGCGTATTGCGGAATGGGGATGGCACTCAGCCCGTTGCCCATGAGGATGCTGTTGAGGGCTTCCAGCTGCGCCTGGTTGAGCCGGGTTCCGGCTTGCAGCGCGGCAAGTTGATCCTGCGCCATCTTCAGGGCGGCGTCGGCTTGTTCCTGCGCTTTCTGCTTGGCTTCCTCGGCTTGCTTGGCGGCTTCAATGCGTGTGAGTTCAGCCAGCCGTTGCAGTTCTTTCAGATCGCGTTCAGCGGCTTCCCGTGCGGCCCGCATGGCGAGGTTCTTGTTCGGGTCACTCAGGTCAGCGATGCTTTGCTGAGTCGCTTTCTGCGCGGCCTCAATCTGGGCTTGCGCCGTTTTGCGAATTTCGTCCTGCACCGCCTGAGAGGCGGTCCGCAGGGCATCCAACCGATCTTGCTGCTGTTCGCGCAGCAGATCCATTTGCTCAGACTGGATGTCTCGCAGGACATCCATCTGCTCGGATTGCTGCTCTCGCAGCAGGTCCATCTGATCGGATTGAAGGTCGCGCAAGGCTTCAAGCTGGGATGCCTGCGATTCCCGCAGTTCGTCAATGCGCGATTGGATAGAGTCGGGATCGGGGGCGGACATGCCGCCGATGGCGGTCATCGCGTTCTTGATGCCGTCAAAGATGCTGCTGTATTGAGTGCCGCTGCCGTAGTATTGCTTGGCGGCTTCAAGATACGCATCCGATGCACCCGTCAGCTTGCCCATCGCCTCGGCATCGCCGCCTTGGGCTTTCAGCAGCAGGTCTTGATATTGCCGCTGGGCTTCGGCCAGCCGCTGTTCAGGTGACAGCGGACTGCTCCCACCTAGCGCCATCCCGCGCACGTAGTCCTGGATGTTGCGGATGGCATCGCGCAGTTTGTTGGCCGCATCCAGCTCGTCAGTCAGGGCCTTCATCTGCACGTCATGTGCCTTCTGCAAGGCTTTCTGCTCCTGATCGAACTGCTTGTTCAACGCCTTTTGTTCGGCGTCAAACTGCTTGTTCAGCCTTTTCTGCTCGGCATCAAACCGCTGGTTGAGCGCCTTCTGCTCGGCCTGATCCAGTTTGCCTTGGGCCTTGATGGCGGCTTCCAACCGATCCGACTCGGCATTGATGGCCGCTTCGGTCGCGGCATTGATAGCGTCGATTTGCAGTTGCAGGCTGGCATTCAGCCGGTCGGTTTCAGCGGCGATGTATTCGCGCTCGGCCTCCTGAATCGCGGCGATCTCGGCGTTATAGCGGGCCATGACGGCGGCCTGGGCATCATTGAGTAGCCCGACTTCCGTCTCGACATTGCGCCCTGCCCCGCCCTGCACACCGAGGATGTAATTGTCGATGGCCCCAAAAGCATTGTTGCGGTCGGCATTGGCCAGGTCGAAGACAGCCCCCGGCCCTTGCAGCTGGGCCAGTTGCGAGGCCAGTGACTTTTGGACAGCCAGAACGGATTGCAGCCGTTGCTGGCTGGCTTGGACGGTCAGGACGATCTGACTGAACACGTCCTCGAGTGTCGCGCCCATCGAGGTCACGGCATCATCGATGATGGCCTGCTTCTCCAGGGAGACGCGGGCGATCTCGGCGGCTTTGTCCATGCCCTCCTTCGCCATGATCTGCGCCAGTTCCTCATTCAGCGCGTTGAGTTCGCTGTTGATGTTGGACCAGCGGGCAATCTTGGTCTTTAAGGTCTTGATGACTTCCTTGTTCTGCTTCTTGGGTGCCTTGGCCAGTTCGTCGGCCAGCTTGCGCTCCCAGTACGCAATCTGTTCGTTCATCTGGGCCACACCACCGAAGCGGGCCTTGATGCGCTTCATTAGCGCATTGCGTTCGGCAAACAGCGGATCACGCGCATCGCTGGCGGCATTGCCAATGGCGTCGATACGGGCTTGCGAGTCGCCGCTGACGCCCCCGATCAGCTTGCCGAAGTCGGTGCCGACCTGTTTGATCTGGTCGCTGATGGCTTTGAACGGGTCGAGGATGGCGGCGTATTTGTCGCGGATGGCTTGCGCTTCGTTCGCCACCTGGGCAAAGGACTCGGACAGGGCGATCATCTGGCCGAAGAGTGTCTTGCCGGCGTCGGTGCTTTGGTCAATGCCACGAATCATGGCGGCGAAACCTTCCTTACTGGATGGCATGACTTGCCCGAACTTGCCGAACTGCTCGGCCAGGACGCGCACATCGCCCGCGTAACGGTCAGCCTCGGAGACAAAGTTCTCGTTGAAGGCTTCCATCGCGGCATTGAAGGCATCTAGCCCACCCGCCGCGTTAATCATGGTGCGGTCGAGGTTGCTGTCACCGATGCCAGCGGTCTTCATTTTGTCACTGGCCTGGATCAGCTTTTTGTAAGCCGCAATAATGTCGTCCGCCTTGCCAGTCAGTTCGTTGACGTACTGACGAACCCCTACCGCAAGCGTTTTTTGTCCGGCCAGCGTCTGCCGCACGATTTCTGCCGCAACATCGCCCTGCTTATTGATGATCTGGGTGTACTTGATAGCAGACAACCCGAGGCGCTCCAACTCCCCCTGAGCGCGATTAACACCCTCGGCTAATCGCCAAAATGTCTGTGCGTATCCTTCGCCTACTTGCTGGAATGACTCAAGCCCAGGCATGAATGCCGCTGCCATCTTGTCGGACAAATTGCTCATGATGGCGGCGAGTTGTTTCTCCATATCATCGCCGCTCAGTCCTTTCAGCGAGATAATGCCTAGATCGACAACGAAGGTGCTTAAACGCTTCTTAAAATCATCCGCCGTCAGGCCGAACGTCTTGCCGCCTTCAACCAACGCAGCTGAAATACCAATGATGGTTCGTTCAATCTGCTTGCCGGGGCCGGTAATGCCATCCAGCAGCATCTTCGAATCAACCCCGTTGCGGTTGTTGCTGACATAGGCCACACCAGAATCCATGCCCATCTTGAAGATGTCCGACAATAGTGCTTTTGGAAACGCGATACCCCAGTCAGAAATTGATTTGTTTTCGTTAATACCGGCATAGCCTTTGCCGCCATCAGCCATGCCCGCAGCAATGCTTCGGAAGTTAAGCAATGCGGCATTGGTAGTGCCTTTAATGGAAAGCTCAATATTCTCCAGCGCCCTGAGCATGGCGGCGGAATATGTCAGATCGTTGCTGCTGTTGTCTCGAAGAATCTCAAGGGATTTGGCAATGGACTCCGACTTTGCGTTGGCATCGCCCAGCACCGTTCCGGTCCCGGCCAGCTTTTGCCTGTTTTCAGAAGAGTTTGGGTCATTGCGGGTACCTCCGCCGCCTCCTCCAAAAGCGCCAATGGCTGATCCGATCAGGCTTGCCACCATACCGGCCATGGCGATCATTCTCGGTATAGCTGAATAGGGGTCGCCGCTGGCCTGATTCAGAATGGCCTGAATACCCAGCGCAATGTTCGTGACTTGGGTTGCCATTTGCAGGGCTTGTTGAGCCACAGCCATGGCTTTGTATCCAGAGGTGCCCTCCTCGTACATGTTCCGCATGGCACCGGCTACATTGCCGAGCATGTCAAACGTCGCGCCGAGGGTTTCTAGCTGGCCTTTCTGCTCTGCGCCGAGCTTTTTGGCTTCATCGTCACCCGACTTGGCAATCGTAGCCTTTCTGTCTCGGTCAATTTGCTTGAGTCGCTTGTCATACAGCGCCATGGCTTCGGATACGCCAGCCAGCGACTTGCCCATCCTGCCAAAGGCTTCCTCATAGCTTTTGGCGTACTCAATCATGCGTTGGGCCGCTTCGTCCCATGCTTGATTGAGCCGCAGTTGTTCATCAGCGACCGACTGCTCCTGACTCTTCTTCTGCGATCCCGTTAGTTCATCCACTGCCCCTTTCAATGCCTGGGTCGAGAGGATGTATTGCTGCATCCGCGCAATCTGATCTTGCGATACCAGTTCCGGCAGGTTGCCGGTGGACTGATAGACATCGTTCAGCAGGGCCAGCTGGTCGGCATTGGCCCCCGCCTGCTTGGCGGCGGTCAGGCGGTCGAGAATGTCGGCTTGGCGCTGATAAGCCTGGATGATGCCGTCGATGGCGGTGACTTCGTTGCGCTTGAGATCGGCGGATTGCTTGGCAAATTCGTTGACCTTGCCGGCGGCGGTGATTTCTGCTTGGGCGCGGTTTTCGGCCAGCAACAGCAAGTCGTTATCGGCAGCACGGATGGCCTGCTTCAGCTTGAATTGATCGTCTATGCTGACGTTGTACTTGTCAGCCTGGGCCAGTTCAGCTTGATAGGCTTGCTTCTTGGCTTCCAGTGCCTGCTGCTGGGCGTCGTATTCGGCCCGCACCATCTCCAGCGCCTGGGCGTTGTATTCGGCGGCTTTGGCTTGCGCGGCTTCGATAATCCTGGCCCTGTCCTCGTAGGTCTTGGCCCCGGCCAGTTGTTCAGCGGTCAGACGGGCAGCGGCTTCGCGCTCCTGATCCATCGCCGCCAGTCGGGTCTTGATCTGTTCGACCTGAACCTTGGCGTATTCCTCGGCCTTTTTCACCTGATCGTCCTGATGGGTTTTCAGGCGATTGAATGCGGTACTCAGTTCGTCAGCCTGATCCTTGGCGCTGACGAAAGCCTCGCCCTGTGCGCCGAGGACTTTCTGCCACTTCTCATACAGCGCCCCGACCGAAACGACATAGTTCTGCGTCTCTTTGAAGGGCGGCACGCCACCGAATTTCTGCACGTTGCCGGGGCCAGCGTTGTACGCCGCCGCCGCCAGTCGCAGGGATTTGAACTGCTTTTCCTGTTGGGCCAGGTACATGACCCCGCCCTTGATGTTGTCGTTCAGGTCGTTGAAATTGACGCCCAATTGCTCGGCGGTTCCCGGCATCAACTGCATGACACCCCGCGCACCCACGGCGGATTTCGCCAACTGGTTGAAGCCGCTTTCCTGCTGGGCAATCGCCAGCGCAAAGGCCGGATCGACCTTGTAGGCTTTGGCCGTCTCAATGACGATTTGCGCGACGGCTTTTTGCTTTTCAGAGAGCTTGGTCATGGCCAGCGCAGCATCATTGGCCCCGCGTTTTACGCCGTCGAAGAATGGCTTGGTGGTGTCTTCGCCGCCAAAGCCGCCGCCCGTGGTGTACTGTCCACCGCCGCCGCCGCGTTGCAGCCATTCATCTTTGCTGATGGCCTGATTGACGCCGAATTGTTCCTTGTAGGCTTGCAGGTCGCCCAGCGCGATACGGACTTGCTTGATGCTGTCGAATATCTTGGCCCAGCCGTTGACCATCGCGGATACCATGCTGGCCATCGGGTCCAGAATGGTGTTGAGATTGGTCGCAATGAGCGAGATGGATTGTGCGAGTTCGCGGGATGACCCGCTGGCCTGATCGGTTTGCCCCACATACGCCGTCAGCGCATTCTGGATCTGCTGAAACGCCCCCGATACCGTCAACGGCATGGTGGTGTATTCGCGTTTGATGGCCTCTGACTGCGAGAGGATGGCGTTGACGACCTTATCGGCGGTCAGTTCGCCCTGTGCCGCCATTTCGCGGAGCGAGCCTATCGGCACATTCAGCCCATCGGCCAGTGCTTTGGCGAGACGTGGCGAGTTCTCCATCATGCTGTTGAACTCGTCGCCCCGAAGGACGCCGGAGCCGATGGCTTGGGCAAACTGGAGGATGCCCGCCGCCGCACTGGAGGCATCCGCACCGGAGATGCGGATGGACTTACCGACCAGATCGGTGATGGCCAGGGTGTCGGCTTGGGATCGGCCCAGATCGCGCATCGACGTGGCCAGCCGCGAATAAAGCTGCACGGTTTCCGCCAGCGGGGTCATATTGCGCTGGCTGATTTCAAACAGTTGTGACTGCGCAGCGGCAAACTCTTGGGTGGACCCCGAGACGAGTTTGAGCTTGGCAACGATGCCGGAATAGGCATCGGCGGTCTGAATCAATTGACGGGCCGAAAAGGCCACCCCCAACCCTGCCAGAGCACGGCCTGCGGTAGACGCCGCGCTGCTGAGTCCCTGGGTGGCTTTTTCAATCCCGCCGAGACTGGCACTGGCTTTGCGGGATGAGTCCCCGACTTTCTCGATGGTCCGGTTGAGGCTGTTGATCGTGCCTTCGGCCCCTTTGCCGTCCGCCGTGATCCGAATGCCTAACTGGATAGAGTCTGCCATGTGTCACTTACTCGGCTTGTTGAGAATCGGCAGGGCGGTGGATTCCATCACGCGCAACCCGTCAAAAATATCCTTCTGCTGCTTCTGGTGGCCCATCATCCTGATGACCACTTCGGCCTCGGTGTACCGGAGGCCGTGCCAGATCATCTGCCCGGACATCGCGGGAATTTCCCGCCGCCACTGTGTTTGCAGGGCGAGGAACACCATCACCGTGTTCCAGTTCTCCGGTTCTACTTTACAGTCGGCCTCCTTGATGTCTTCAACGTCATCGAAAGCGTCGGGCGGGAGGCCAAAGGCGGCGATGTCGTTTTCGAGTGCGCTGGCATCGATGCGCGGTGGCTGGCACCAATACTCAGCGCACTGGATCAGTTTTTTCTCTTGCCACCGCCCAAAGTCGCTTCAAAGAAAGCGGCGACAATCACGCTGGCCGCGTTGGGGTAGTTGTTCAGCATCAGCCAGACGTTAGCGCGGTTGAACGGCAAATCCTCAGCACCGTCCGTTTCAGTGACGTACCGCCAGCCTTCAGCAATATCCATCACATAGTCGGTGTCCCGTTCCAGGCTATCGACTATCACCTCGGATTCCGTCATATGCTCCTGGGCCTTTTGCAGGTCGTTGAGCTTGGAGCGGCTGACCCGCTTGAACTTCATTTCGAACTTGATGGCCTGCGATGCGCCGGACTCGTTCACGACGGGGAGAATCACCCCGTAATAAAAGCCTTCGCTTTTGGGTTTAAGGACAAATGCCATTGGGTTTACCTATCTGTCTGTTTAGGGAATGAGTCCCCCGCTTCATCACCAGCGGCGGGGGGCGCTGTAGACAGCCCTGGACTCAGGGTCGTGATGCGACTGCCTGTCCGGGCGTTTACTTGAAGGCGATGGTGAACTCGTCGTTTCCGGTGTTCGGGGTAAAGATGAGGTTCGAGTTGAGCATCGCGATGCCATCGCTGTCGCTGTACGACAGGCCGTCTAGCTGCACTTTCGGCGCGGCGATTTCGACCTTGAAGCCATCTGCCGTCCCGTGAATCAGTGAAAGCGCACCAAGGGTGTTGGCCTTGCTGATCGTGAACCAGTCCTTGGTGGCAATGGTGGTGGCTTCAAAACTGACAGAGCCAGTCGGTTTGCGATCCGTGATCAGCACCTGCTCGGCACCCCCAGGAAGTGACCGGAAGACCAGGCTGTTGGCGATGTCCATGCTGAACGACTCCATCGGGCTGGAAGCCCCGTGCAGGGAGAAGGTCGGCGTGTTCTGGACATTCGGCCCCAACGGAGCCTTGAACGCCGTGAAGGTCGGTGTCAGCGCAGCGGTGTCGGTGGGCGTCGAGTAGAGACCCTGGAAGCTGAACGACAAGGTGGGGATCGCGCCTCGGGCGACAGACACCGACACAGACCCACGGGCGCCGGTCATCTTGTGCAAGACGCCATCCATGTTGAAGTAAATAGTGACGGCATCGAAGCTGGTGCTGACGGGGGTGTAGGTGACGCTGGTCGCGGCAACGGTGGTCGCGGCCATGCCGCAGGCCAGCAGCGCATCACCGAACGCAGGCACCGTGCCTTTCGTCCCGGACGATTGCAGTTCCACCTCAAACTGGCACTCAACATGCGTGTCAAGCGCGATGTTTTCAAAATTGCCGTAGTAAGGCCGCACCAGATCGCGGCTGGCGCTGGTGTTGGCCAGTGGCGTGATGGAAAGATTGCGAACCAAATAGGCTTGGGTGCCGGTCGGCACGGAATCGGTGCCGTAGGTGGTTTCCTTTTTAACGGCTAGGAGAGCCTTTCTCATAAACAGGGGCATAGCGGACTCCGGGGTGTGAATCCGGGGTCGCTATGTCCTGAGTGCCTTCAGCGAAGGGTGGTCTGGACGGGTGCCCGAGGGGTTTCTAACTAAGTCAGTTCGGTGCTGATTCCTTCAGCCAAGTCTCCCATGCGGCCACCACACCCTTTACACAACGGATCAGGGTTTCGTGGAGCTTGCGAGTGTGTGGTTTCATTTATCGATGAAGTTTTCAATGATCGGTGCAGCCGGTGCCGGTTCTACTGCCGGTGTGCCACGGTCATAGGTCTTGTCATAGGTCGGCGGGTCAATCAGCGTTTTCTTGCCCGTTGCCGGGTCCAGCAGATAACTGCCGCCTGCGCCTTCAACGATGGGGGTTTCAGTTTTGGCCATGTCAGGCTCCTAATTTGTCAAAATAAAAGGTGTAGGCATACTCATCGCGCCATACCGTATAGCCCGCATCCAGAAATTCCATGCGGCCTGCCCGGTAGGTGATCGGGTCACCATTGCTTTCGGGTTGGTAGTCGATAATCGCGTCCCGGACTGCATCGCGCAGGGGCAGCAGGTCATCCAGCGTCGCGGTCCCCATCACCAGTCCGAGGCGAACCTCGATGCGCTGGAGCGCGGGGGCGTTGATGCGCTGATTGCCGCCTGCGGCTTCGGCCAAGTCGGTAATCCAGACGGTGGGGCCGTTGGCTAGGCTGGCCGTTTCCGGGGGTAAGCCCACCACGACCTTGCCGCTAAGGCCTTCAACCGTTTCCAACTGCGTCACGATGCCGTCGATGTTCATGCCGGGGCCATCCTGGCTTTGCGAATGCCTGCCGAGTCCACGTCATCGATTTCGATCACGGTGTACTCGGTATCGCCCACGGTCACGGCTGACCGCACTTCGATTGCAGGGAAATCCGCTGCACGAAACATCAGGTGAGCGCCATTGACCATCTGCACCGTGTTGCCCAGCATCATGTCGTCTTGCGGGGTGACAATCGCTGTGCCTTCCACGTCGTCAATGCTGACGGCGCTGCCAAACACACGATCCAGAGAACCGTGGGCTTGGCTGGCGAGTTGGTCAAAGGCGCTGGTCACGATTAGCTGCCGGTCGCAACCGTACCGATGCGACGGTCAAAGTCCGCGCGGATAGTGGTCACGCCATTCCCTGCGGCTTCGC